GATGAGCATACTCTATCAATCCTAGAGCGCTCTCTTGGCTCCTACGCATCCGCCGGTCAGCTACAGCAGCGACCAAGCCCCAAGGGCGGTGGTATTCTCAAGGCGTCCTGGTGGGTTCCCTGGGAGAGCGAAGACCTGCCAAACAACATCGAATATGTCCTGCAATCTTGGGACACAGCTTTTGAGGCAAAAGAAAGTTCCAGCTTTAGCGCCAGGACAACCTGGGGCGTGTTTCGCCATGAGGGCGTTCTGTGTGCCATTGTGATAGAGGCTTGGTACGATAAGGTCAGCTATCCAGATTTACGCAGGATTGCACAGGAAGCATATGAGCAGTGGCAACCAGATACGGTTCTCATAGAGAAGAAGGCCTCAGGCCAATCTTTGCTGCAAGACTTGCGTATGGCTGGCGTTCCAGTATTGGCATATTCACCGGATCGTGATAAGGAAGCGCGCGCCCATGCTTCGAGCGCGATGCTGGAAGACGGAAGAATTTTCTATCCAAGCTCACGCAAATGGGCTAAAGATTTAATAGATATATGTGCTGCCTTCCCTGCACACCCCAACGATGACGTTGTGGACACATGCACACAGGCTTGGTTGAGACTAAGAAAAGGTTGGTTTGTTGGTCATAGTGAAGACCCTGAAGAAGACGAACCGATGGAAAAACAAAGGATGACGCTCTATGGCTGAACCAGAAAATATTATCCCATTTGCCGAAGGCGCTCCAGCCGACGAATTAATGATCGAAGAGCTTGCCGATGGCGATGTCCTGATCGGAGATCCAGAGCTGGATATGATGGATGAACTGGATGACGCAGAGTTTGACAAAAACCTAGCTGAAGTAATTGACGAAAAAGAGCTGGCCCGAAAGGCAAGTGAGCTGGTGTCGTTTTACGAAAATGACCGCGCAGCTCGCGCCGAATGGGAAGAACGCTACAAGGAAGGGCTAAAGACGCTCGACCCTGATGGCGGATTATCTGATGGCGACGATGAACGTGCTGTTCGTGGTTTGTCAGTCGTGGTACATCCACTTATTGCCGAAGCCGCCACACAGTTTAACGCCAAGGCAATTGCAGAGCTGTACCCGTCAGGTGGCCCGGTTAAGTCGGTCATCATTGGCAATCCAGACGAAAAGCTAGAAGACCAAGCCCGGCGTGTTCGTGAGTATATGAACTACCAGATCACCCAGGAAATGCCTGAGTATTTCCCTGATCTTGATCAGATGCTATTTCACCTGCCGCTGATCGGCCACACGTTCAAGAAGGTTTGGTGGGACGCCAACCTAGATCGCCAGTGCAGCCAGTTCGTTAGGGCTGAAGACTTCGTGGTCGCCCCAGAAAGCAAAGACCTCTACACATCTCCGCGCTACACCCACGTTATCCGTATGCCGAAGAACGACTTCAATCGCTACGTCCAGAACGGATATTACCTGCCGACCAAGTATGGCGGCGGAGATGGACTAGATCCGTCAGGCGATACAATCGGTGAGATTGAGGGCGTTGACCAATTCGATGACAGTGAAGATGACGTGATGACATTGCTAGAAATGCACGTCTATGACTTGTTCGACGGCATTGACGGCGAGGAAATGGACGACGACGATGACAATGACAACGCCGTGGCCATCCCATATGTGATTACAATTGATTACGAAAACCAGAACGTGGTGGCTATCCGCCGTAACTGGAAGCAAGACGATGAACTGAAGATCCGCCGCGACTGGTTTGTGAGCTACAAGTTCCTACCTGGTTTGGGCTTTTATGGTTTCGGTCTGTACCACATGATTGGCGGCTTGGGCAAAGCGGCGACAGGATCGCTCCGCGCCCTTCTTGACAGTGCCGCATTCTCTAACATGCAGGGTGGATTTAAGCTGCGTGGCCGTGTCCAGGGCGGCGATATGCAGATCAGCCCTGGTGAGTTTATTGATCTCGACAGCACAGTTGATGACGTGAACAAGGCCATTATGCCTCTGCCATTTAAGGAGCCGTCAGGTTCTCTGTTTAACCTGCTTGGCCTTATGGTTGATGCAGGTCAGAGGTTTGCCAGCACAGCAGATCTTAATATCGGTGACGCGAATCCAAACGCCCCAGTTGGTACGACTGTCGCCCTGATTGAGCAGGGATCGAAGGCGTTTAGCGCAATTCACAAACGACTTCACTACGCGCAGGGTCAAGAATTCAAACTACTTGCGGCGCTGAACGCAGAGAATCTCCCTGATGAGTTCAGCTTTTCGCAGGCTGGGGCTGCGGAGACTATCTATCGTTCCGACTTTGATAATCGGATTGACATCGTTCCAGTGTCTGATCCGAATATCTTCTCGACAGCCCAGCGCATTGCGCAGGCACAAGCTGTCTTGGAAATGGCGCGATCAGCTCCGCAGCTTCATGACTTATATCAAGCATACAAGCGGATGTATGAGGCGATCCGAATACCTAATATTGATGAGATCCTGAAGAAGCCTGAAGACGCGGTTCAGATGGACCCAATTGATGAGAACATGAGCGTTCTGTATGGCAAGCCAATTCGCGCTTTTCCAGAGCAAGATCATGACGCACACATTGCGGTTCACATGCAGTTCATACAAGACCCATCTTTGGGCGGTAACCCTGGCGCAAAGCAACTTCAGCCTGTGCTGATTGCTCACATCGCAGAGCATATCGCGCTTCTGTATCGTCAGCGCATGGAGGCAAGCATCCAGATGGAAATGCCGCCAATGCCAAACTTCAAAGATCCAGACTTCAGATTTGGTGCTGTAGACCCGCAAATGGATCTTCTGATCAGCCAACGCGCAGCACAAGTTGTGCAGGCAGCTCCTCAGATGAAACAAATCCAGGCAATATCGGGCATGGGCGGACAGGGCGAGCAGCAGGGCAATCCACTGCAATATGCACAGGAGCTGGCTAAACTAGAGACAGAGGCTCTGAAGGCCCGTACAACGGCTCAGATCGAGGCGGATCAGGCCAAGGCACAGTCCAACATCCAGATCAAGCAGGCTGAAGCCCGTCAGGATATGGAGATCGATGCAGCCAAGGCGCAGCAAGACATGCAGGCTAAGATCATAAAGCTGGAAGCTGAATTGCAGCTAGAGCGTGAGAAGAATGCAGCTAAGATCCAGATGGAGATGATGAAGAATGTACCCCCAGCAATATAATCTACCTCCAGTTAATCCAGAAGCCTTTGGCGGCTTACCGAAGCAAGGTGGTCCGCAGGGTGGACCGCCACCCCCACAGGGTGGACCGCAGGGTAAGCCACCAATGGATATGAATAAGTACCTGATCGACAAGGTTATGGAGATCAAGCGGCGGATGGGCGGCGGTGATCCTGGCGCTCTAAGCGCAATTACGGAGGCTATGATGCCTCAACCACAACAAGAACCACAGCCACAAGAACCAGTGCAGCAACCACCTGTGAGGGCGTAATGAATACTTTTATGGACCGCGTTAACGAGATTTTAATTCAGAACGAGCCGCCCCAACCCAATATGCCAGCTCAGGAAGTATATCCAGAAACAGGTATTGGCGCATTAGAGAATGTTGTTTCTGGCGCACCACGTCAGACAATGATTGCCAATCAGCCGCACATGCTGGCTTACATTAATCCCCAGGAAGAGGCTTTGATACAGAGCCAGCGCGGTGGAATGCCTGCGTTTGAAGGCCCAGGCGGTGTGCCTGCTTATTGGTCTTGGACTAACCCTAGTTCATGGGGTGACGGCAAAGGGTATACTGGGAACAGTGTTGTTGGTAAAACGGTTGCTAATGCCTTTTCAAGTACCAAAAATGCTGTTGTTGACACTGTTAAAGAGGTAGCTACGCTGGGCGCCGCCGATACAGATACTTACAACAACGGCGGCGGTGACACCAATTACACAGTAGCTTCTGGCGATACTCTTTCTGACATTGCAACGGCTAACGATATGTCTGTTGGGGAAATCCAGGTGGCAAATCCCGACATTACAAATACTGACTTCATCCAAACAGGCCAAGTCTTAGATCTATCAAGCGCAGGTTCTGGTAGCGCTACATACGCTGGCGGCGTTGGAACTGGCGGTATTGGAAGCGGACCTGCTGATGTAGGAGGAGCGCCAGTGGTTCCTGTTGCTCTTAATGACGTAGAGACAATATTAGCCCGTGATTACGGCTGGACTGATAATGGCGACGGTACTTTAACTGATAAAAGCGGAAACATTTACAACAACGATGCGGCAGCAG